GCGGGCTGGGGCAGATTCCGCGGCCGGCTCGCTGGACCTGCGCGCGATGATCCGCGGTGGAGAGGTGCGCGCGCTGCCCGCGCCAGGTGGTGACGATGATGCAGCATCGTGAGCCACGCGCGATGACGACCAGCGCGAGCAAGCTGGAGCGGTGGGACCAGGTGCGAGCGCGCGACAGGAAGGCGCTGGCGAACCTGCGAGCGGCCGGCCGGCGGGTGGATTGCGAATCGTGGAGCGCTGAGGTGGGACGGTTGCTACGTGCACCGACACCACGAGCAATGAGCCGTTTCGCTGCGTGCAGTGATTCCTGAGCCGCCCGGGAATAGGCGCCGAAGCGCTTGCACCCTATCGAATCGGCTCAACCCATCGACGCACGGGCTTCGGAGGCTCTTAACTTCATGCCCCGTCGCGGGTCCGTACACTTACTGCCTGCTCGGTGCACAGCCGCTTTCCCGTGAATCCGCCAGCCGTCCTAGTGGATCGGCAACCTGGCAACTGCTCGGGTGGTGAGATCCGCCCGCGTATTTCCTCCATGGACCCTTTCAGGTCAGAGAGGACTCGGCTCGCTGGCAGCCGGAGAATCGAGAATCCGCGCTCAACCATTACGCGGTCGCGGTAAGCGTCAACGCGCTGCTGGTGAGTGGTTTGGTGATATCCACCGTCCACTTCGATGATGAGTTTTCGGCAAGGGCAGTAGAAATCGGCAATCCAGCCAAGAATAATCACTTGGCGCTTGAACTTGATGCCCCATGGCCGAGAGCGTAGAAATGCCCATAGTTTGCGCTCCGAATCGGTCGGATGTTTTCGCATCTGGTCGCAAAAGGCGAGCTTCTTTCGGTATTTTGGGGAATGGCGCGCGTGAATCGAAGGTTTAACCGCCACCCCATCATCATGCGCTTGACTGGGATGGCATGTCAAGCGCACAATGGCGACATGGGAATAGCGAAACTGCTGGTGATCCCGGCTGCCGAGCGGTTGGCCGAGATCGGGCGCCTGTTGTGCGCGCCGGTGTTCGGGTTGGGAAGCGAGCGGCGGGTGCTCGACTTGCTACACTCCCTCGGAGTCGAGAAGCTGTGAGCGAGCGTACCCGAGAGGTGGATTTCATCGCCGGATTGGTGCTTGTGATCGCGCTCGGTCTGGTGGCCCTACGGTCCTGCTTGCATTCGTGACCGGTTACGTCCAGCGGGTGTATCCAGCTCGAGCGCCGGTGTACTGCCCGTGGCCGTGGTTCGTAGCATTCCTGATCCTGCTGGCTGGCGCGTGTGTGGCGTTGGTCTGCCTGCCGTTCTGGGTGGTGCAGGACTGGCACAGGTACGATCCGCCCTTGACACGCAGCGAGCGCAGACGCAAAATGAGGACATGATGCGGTGGCTGCGTAGTCTCCTCCTATTGCGGGCTTCTGACCTCAAGCCATTGCCACCGCCGACGCGGGGTATCGGCTACGGCTCCGGTGCCCCGCGTCCATACCGCGACCTTGACGACTTCATGCGGCCGGCCAACCCGCCGGACTGGGAGTGATGCCTCTCTCTTCAAATGCTCGCAGGCTTTTTCCCGGGTCTTACCCAACCAAATCCGAAGTAGCAGGTATTGTTGAACTTCCACTAGTTTTTCACGACGGCATGATTCAACCTGACTTGGACGTGCTTGCAGAGATGCGGTATTCCACGGGAATTACGCCAGAGAAGTCATCAATCCAAGACTATGCCCAGGACATAGAATGCCTCAAGCTGTCACTAAGCCGATAGCCCTACAGCCCAACCAGATGACGCTTTTGCAAGCGTGCCTTGACCAGAGGCCGGAAGCGCCGACGGTGTTGGGGTTCGGGGGTAGCCGTGGGTGCGCCAAGTCGTTTTGCGTGCGTGCGATAGCGTTGATTCTGGCGATGATGTTTCCGAAGTGTATCGTGTGGATCATTCGCCGGGTGTGGGACGACCTCAACAAAGACCATGTACAGCCGTTGCTGCGTGATGAACACCCGGAGTTGAAGGCATTCTGGCGGGCGCAGGACAAGGAATTGCGGTTGCCGAACGGGAGTTCGATATTCTTCATTCACGCTGGCGATACGGGGCGGGCGAAGCGGAAGGCGCGCGGTCCGCAGGCTCGGTACATCTTTCTGGAGCAGGCAGAGGAGTTCAGCGAGGAAGAGATCCAGCAGTTGGACGGGTCGAACCGCGAGGCTGGCGTGTCGCCAGGCGTCTGCAAGAAGATCCTGACATTCAATCCTGGGGGTATCGGGACGGCGTATCTTCGGCGGGTGATGTGGCTTCGGCAGTTCCATGACAACGAAGACCCGGCGGCGTTCATGTTCATCCAGGGGTACGGGTGGGACAATTACGAGTGGTTCCGCGGCCTGGGTATCGTGAGTGAGAAGGACTTCTACGAGTCGCCGGAGTGGAACGAAGGGCCAGAGGTGCCAATTGAGCAGACACGTCGGTTCAAGGTGTTCACAGAGAAGACCGATTTCGGAAAGAAGTTGGCAGCATTGCCGCAAAGCCAGCGAATCGGTGAGTTGATGGGCAGTTTTGAGAAATTCGCGGGGCAATACTACTCCGAGGTTTGGGAAGAGAGCGCGACGGTGCTTGATTCTGCGCTGGTGGGGAGAATTGTCCAGCCGTGGTGGAGGCGGTGGCTGACAACGGACTGGGGATTCAGCCACTACGCGGCGACGGGATGGTTTACGAGCGGGATTCTATCGCCAGAGCAGGTTTTGTCGCTGTTTGGCGTGAAAATGACGGGAATGCTGCGAATTATCATCCTTTATCGGGAGCTGGTGGTGAATGACGTTGCGGAACCGGACCTTGCGAAGCTGATTTTGCACTTGACGCCTGAAAGTGAGCGCCGGGAGATTCGAGATCACTACATCGGTCACGACGCCTGGGCGAAACGGGGAAGCGCAAACACTGTGGTCGAGCAGATGGAGCCGGTTTTCGTGAATGGAGGGTTGCCAAGGCTGTCGCGGGCCGACATAGACCGGGTTGGAGGCTGGCGGTTGTTGTTCAACTGCTGGGCAACGGCGCGCCGGCTGCGGAAATGGCCCGGTGGAGTCGATTTTCAGCAGGAAACGCAGGACCAGCCGGCCTTTTTCGTGTCCTCGGGGTGCCCGGAGACGATTGCAGCGGTCCCGATGCTGATTTGCTCCGAAAAAGACCCTACCGACATCGAAAAGATGAGCGGGCAGGCGTCGGATGACATTGCGGACATGGTGCGGTATGGGTTGAAGACGCACCTTTCGGCCAAGACGGAAGCGCCGTTTGAGAACCGGATGGCGGAGACGTATGCGAAGTACGAAGACCCGACTTCCAGGGCGATGGCGATGTTGCGCTTGACAAAAGACGAACGAAGTGCTCAGTATATTCATAGGAGAAGGCGCGCGTGAAGCGATTGCTGGACTGGCTACGAAATTGGCTGTGTTCGGATCTCGAAGAAAGGCACGGAGTTCTCATCGGGAGACTGGAGCAGCAAATTAGTGAGCAAAATCAAGTTATTCTTGAACTCACTACAAGCGTCAACAAACTCGTTGAGCACTTAAGCGAGCGCCAAGCCGAATTGCCAACTGGCCGACGTGTGGCGCGCACCTTCAGCGAATTTCGAGCGGCTGCCGAAGGGCGGCCACAGGAGACACGATGAGCATTGCAAGCACCATGGCGGGCATGGCCCGCGGCGGAAAGAAGCCCGGAATCGGTGAGAAAACCGAGGACCAGATGGGCGGCAAGTCGAACGGAGATGGCGGAGAACATTCCAAGCTGTTCGACCACGGCGACGGGACGTTTCACAGCGTCACCAGCGACGGGGAGCGCACCGAGCACCCGCATATCGGGCACGCCGTCGTCCACCTGGCCGCACACCACGAGCCGGAAGGCAAGCACTTCCACGTCCACCAAGACGGAGGTGGAGGCCACACGAGCCACCAAGCCTCCGAAGGTGGTCAGGCCGAAGGGCCGCATGACCACGAGAACATCGAGGCCCTGAAAGAGCACATGGACCAGTTCTTGAACGAAGAGGAATACGAGGGCGAAGGCTCCCATGGCGGCGGCGAAGGGTCGATCTTCGAGTAACCGGGCATCAGCCCAAAAGGAATGACGATGAATACCAAACGATTGATTTTAGCGGGCCTTCTGGCTCTTGCCCTGGCCCTTGTTTCAGCAGCGCAGACGATTCCTGGCACCACCTACACCTGGGGTAGCTTCAAGCCGACGCTCACCGTGGACATCGGGACGGCATCGGCCACCACCACCCAAACGCTCACCGTGGACATCGGCCAAGTGCCGGGTCCGAACGGAACGGTATTTTTCCCGCTGGCGGCCGGCGCCGTGGGGCAATCGGTGATCGTCGGAACCGGGACGAACGCGGACACCGTGACCATTTCGGCGGTGAACTGTTATACGCCGCTGGTTTACGATACCTGTTCGTTTACGGCGGCAAGTTACACGCACTCCCATGGGCGCGGGGAGCCGGTGTTCTTCCCGACTGCGGTTGAAGCGGTGAAGTTGGAAGGAGCCTGCACAGGCGCGGCGACAGCCAGCCAGACGCTCGGACTCTACGGATTAGGCCAGTGGGCCGCGCAAGCCTGCACCCAGACTGCCTATGATCTCGGTCGCGTGGTGAGCCAGCCTGGAACCATCCGTTACTTGGGAGTAGCTGTAACCGTGGCTGGGACCACTGCCAGTTCCGGCGTGTTCACGGTGCGAAAGAACGGCTCCGATACGACCGTCACGTGTACCGTGGGAACGGCGCTATATTGCTCCGATTCCTCGCACTTTGTGACCGTGGCGGCTGGCGACATTATCAGCGTCAAGTTCACTACGCAAGGAGCCGAGACATTGGCCAATCCATCGGCCTACGTCCTGATTTTCTGACATGCCGAAAATCATCCAGATCATCGACACGGACTCGACCGGGCACCGGGTCCGTTTGGACGACGGCTCGATTGTCTCGCTGAAACACTCGCATGACGTTCCTACCGTCGGAGCCGAACTGAACGAAGACGACTTTCTGTTCGACCACGGAAAGCCCATGAGTATCGAGCAGATGAACAGCGATGCCCAGGTAGCGGCGAACGTTCTCAGCGAGATCGTGAAGCCGACCGGCCCCCGAAACGCCACTGATATGGAGATTCTGGCCGCTGACCGAGCCGCCGACCGCGCGGAAGACCGCGCCGAGGAAGTCCGTTACGACAGAGAGAGGGGATAATGCCCTTCCTATCGAAAGCGCAGCAGCGGTGGGGCCATTCTGAAAGCGGAAAGAAGGCTCTCGGTGGCGAATCGGCGGTGAAAGAGTGGGACTCCGCGACGAACTTCAAGAAGTTGCCTGAGAAAAAGGGCAAACTCCGGCGCGCGGCAGAACAAGAAAAATGAACGCCCGAGAGAAAGTCATCGAAGCCGAGCGCCAGATCCGGTGCCTGATCTCCGGAACGTCAAAGGAGATACAATGCCCGTTCTGCGGTGAGACTTCGACCTCCGGCCAGGAACTTCTCTGCTGTGAGAATCTGTGCAACGTAGTCAATGCGGTTCTGGATTACGTGGACACCAGGTCGAACCTGGAAGTGGTTGACCGCGTGATGGACCGGCTCGCTGGGCAGAGCCAGGCGGTGCTGAATTGACTCCCCAGCCAATGGATGAGCTTTTCAGCCCTCCGAACGAAGGCCAGGACTCAGAGCGCGAATCCCCAGACGATGTTTCGGCACCTCCGCGCCCACAGCCGAGAACCTACGGCGACGAAAACAAGGAACTCCCCGAGGAGCTTCAAAACGCCGGCCTTGCATTGCTGCAGGAAGCTCAGAGGCAGGAACTTTACCAGCGCCGAATGGAGGTAATGCGGGCGCGCCGGAACCGATTCTATGAACGCGGACTCCAGCACATATACTACGACATCCTGAGTGGAGTTTTCGTTCAAGGCGCTCCAGGTCAGTTCGTTCCCGATAGCGGACACGGCGAGATTCAGTGCGGCGAGTACATCGCGGATTACAACATCTTCGCGCGAGCGCTGCAAATCATCATCGCCAAGTTGACCGAGAACCAGCCTGGCATCGATTTCCAGCCCGACAGCGGTAATTCTCCGGTGGATCTTCAGGCTTCGGATGCGGCGGAGGCGTACCGGATTCTGTACGACCGCCGGAACGACACCAAGGATCTGCTGACGGCTATCACGCGCATGATGGGCCTCGACGGGCGCGTGGTCACGTGGACCCGCACCATGGCCAACGAGCAAAAGTGGGGCACGGATGAGAACGGAGTGCCGCGCCGGGTGCAGACCACATCCGTGTATGGTGTACTCGAAACCAAGGTCCCCATCGTTGCACGGACTTTCGAGGAGTGGCCGTACTGCATCATCACCGAAGATCCGCACGTCTACACCGCCAGAAAAGAGCATCCCGGCTTCGCGGACAAGATCGGAAAGTTCGGTGAGGAAGGCATAGCCGATACCCAGTTCGAGAGGCTGGCTCGATTGGGAGCTTTGCAGGGGAACTCTGCCGCGTTCCAACTCACTGACACATACGACCACTACACCGAGCGCAAATACTTTTTCTTTCGCCCGTCCATGCTGACCGATGAGGAATTGGATTCGGCGTATATGGACGAAGTTCACCAAGCCGAAAGTTGGACGCTTCGGGATGGGTTGAACGAAGCGTTTCCCGATGGCGGTGTGTTCATCTTCGTTGGGAAGCAATACGTCGGATCTCGTAACGTCTGCATCGACGATGAATTGAGCGTTGACTTCCCGTATGCTGGTGACGGCATGGCGCGCATGGCAGTTATGGACCCGGCTGTGGTCATCCAGGACCGTTTCAACGATGACATGAACCTGTACGCCGAATGGAAGGACTTCGGTTCACCTTCGACATGGCTCCGCGCCGGTCGCGCCCAGGTTGCAGCCGTCAATGACCAGACCGCCGCGCCGTTCTGCTTCCGGCCGGCCATGGAACTTGAGGTTTTGCGTGACCGCCCTCTGGCCGACAGTTTCTACCGTGAACCGAACCCCGAACTTCCCGAAACGTTCATCCGGCATACCGAGTATTTGGCGACTGCCCTTTTGCAGTACATTCTGGCGATTCCCTCCGCAGTCCAGGGCGCCGGGATGCCCGACCAGAAGACCAAGGGCGGCTACCAGGAGGCCATCTATCAGGCCATGGGGCAGTTGGGTGTGATATGGGGAGCCGTCCAAAGGTTGATGTCGAAGGTCTACCGGCAGGCGGCACTTGCTGCGGCGCGCGATGATAAGGAAGGAAAGCCGCTCATCATCCCCGGCCCAAAGGGTGCTGTGACATTGGACATCTCCGCTCTTGGCAAAGGGCACTTCCTGGCCCATCCCGACACGGACAGCGGCTACCCCGAATCCACGATGCAGAAGCGGGTCACGTTGAGTGGCATCTTGGAAATGGCGATGAAAGACCCGGTAATTGGGCAGGCGCTTCTATCGTCTCCAGACACCTGGGATTTCATCTTCAGGACGTACGGGGTGCCAGAGATCGTGATTCCAGAGGCGCGAGTGCGGCGCAAGCAGTCCGCAGAGATCGAGATGCTGATTCAGCAAAGCCCACAGCAAGGGCCGCCCGATCCATTGACCGGGCTACCAGGCGCGATGGTTTCTTCCGTTCCTGTCGACCCCCTGGACTATCACGATTGGGAATTCGAGGAGTGCCGCGAGAAACTGTCCGACTGGCCGTGGGTTCAGCAGCAGTTGACCGCCGGGAACGAAGCGGGTATTGAGAATATCCGGGCGCACGCCATGGAGCACCAAAAGTTCATGGCGCAGGCGGCCGCCGCGGCGCAAGCGGCAGCGATGGCGGCGCAACCAGCAGCGTCGGCACAGCCAGGAAAACCAGCCGGCGCGGAAGCCGAGCAACCAGCACAGGAGAACAATGCCTGACACAGACGTTTTGGAAGTAGAACCGCTCGAAGGCGCGGAAGAAACCACGCTTGAGGAGCAGCCCGTCGAGGCTGGCGAAGAGAAACCGGCAGAGGGGGAAGAACAGACCGCGCCGGTAACGTCGCTCCTGGGTCCGGACGGGAAGAAACTCGATCCCACGGTTAGAAGCCTCCTGAGTGAGATCCGCACGAAGAACGACGCTGCGGGGAAGCTTTTGACGAAGGCCGTCTACCGCGTGGCGGAACTCGACCGGGAATTCCCCGGAGGGTTGACTGAAGCGCGCGAACTCCGAGATAAGATTGAAGGACTTGGAGGAGTCGAAGGCATCGAAGGGAAACTTGAAACGCTTGCGGAACTGACGGGGCTTTCCAAGCAGTTCATGGACGGCGATCCGGCTTTCGTCGAAGACATGGCCACCAGTAGTCCAGAGGCTTTTTCGGCACTGGCCCCCGCCATCTTCGCCAAGTATGCCCAGACGAACCCAGATGGTTTCACCGCCTACATCGGTCGCGTGGTCTGGTCCGACATGAACACGAGCGGCATCCCGCTACTTTTGCAGCGGATGGCCGACTTCATGCCCGTCGACAAGCCCCAGGCGCTCGAACTCCTGAACTCATTGAGCACGTATCTGAACGGTTTTGGTGAACTCTCGAAGAAAGCGCCGTCAACGGCCAGGTCAAAACCAGTCGAACAACCGAAGAAAGACGAAAAGAACGATTATGAGCAGGCATTTTCGGCGGCTGCATCAGACAGGATAAGACTTGCGAAAGAAGAAGTCAGGAAGACTTTGCACGGTGAATCTTTGGATAAGGAATCGCAAGCCCAGGTGATTTACCTGTACGAGGGACGAGCGAAGGTGCTTGCAGATCGCCTATTCCCTGGTTGGATGAACAAAGCCAAAGCCTATCTGGAAAGGGGTAACCAACCTGCATATTCTCGGTACATGACCTCTATCGACAACCGGGTTGTTCCCGAAGCCGTGTCGTGGGCGATTTCAAAGACAAGAAGCCACGGAGGGGATAAGAAGGCGGCTCCAACTCCGAAACAAACCGCCGTTTCCCGGCCCGGAACGTCGGCAGCGCCAGCAAACGGCTTCAAGCCGGTGGCTTCCATCCCCCAAAACATCGACTGGGGGCGAACCTCGAAGCAGATGGTTCAGGAAGACCGCTACATTCTGACGGATGGCTCCCGCGTTCAGGTGAGATAGCCCTTGACACGGGCGTATAATGGAAATGATGTAAAGTTCGACGCGCGGTAAGGAACGGGCACCTTCAAAACTGGCACGCGCTGAGAATTGCAACAAACGGTGACTGCGAAACGGTAGGGCGCCGTCCAGCCCGGCCAATGGCCGAAGGATCGCATGGCACACTTCAAATCTGAGAGGTGTAGACATGCCTGTTGGCAATCTCGCAGCCTCAATGGGGCTGCAAAAAGAGTATGTGGTTCCGAAGGTTGAAAAGCTGGCCCTTGCCAGTTCGCGCCTTTGGAAGCACATCAAACTGAACACGAAGATCAAGCCGGTTTCCAACCGGCCAACCAGAATCCCCTTACAGCCGCTCCAGTGGGGCAATTTCGCAGTCGCCAACCTCGACGGCGGCGCGTTCCCGCAGGGGTCCGGTCCCCAAGTAATCCCCGGCACGATTTCCTGCGTGTCCTTCGTTCACGCGGCCCAGTGGACCGCCCTGGCCGAGTACACCACGGACACCGACGAAAAGGCCGTTCAGGATTACGCCACCCTCTTGACCAGCCAGCAAACCGAGATGATCGCCGGCTGCATGGATGCCCTTCTCCAGTCGGACGGCAGCAACACGCTGGACACCGTGGTTTCGGTTTCCGGAAACGTTCTGACCGTGAACAACCCGAACGCCTTCATGGACGGCCAGACGCTCGACTTCTACAACGGCCTGCTGGATGCCGGCGGGGTCTTCCTCGGCAGCGCAACCGTCCTGGGTGTGGACGCCATCAACGTAGCGATCACCCTGACCGGGGTGCCGCCGGCCGGAACCACAGGCGGGACCCGGATGCTGGTCAGCGGAAGTCCCGGCGTGAGCAATGCCGGACTCCTGGGACTGCGAGCCTACAACGTGGCCGGTAACACTGGCCTGTACATGAACATCCAGAAGTCGGCATACCCCGGAAAGTTCAACGTGCCGAACTTCAATGCCCCCGGCACCCTGACGCCTTCCCTGGTTCGCGCCATTGACGCGCTCATGGAGCTTTCGATGGGCGTGGAGAAGGCACAGGAAGCCGATCTCACCCCGCATTGCAATGTGGATATGGTGACGGCTTGGGAAAACCTCAGTCTGAACGTGCAGCGCGTGGACGTTACCCAGATCCGCGGCGACGAGCAGCCCGACATGCTGAAGCGCCGGCGCCCGCGCACCATCGGTGGCCGCGAGGTCATCGTGAACGAACGCGCCCGGCCCGGCTACATCGACTGGCTGGCCCTGGCCCACTGGTTCCAGGTGCAGTCCAAGGCCCTCTCGCTCTACGACGTGAAGGGGCAGGTGGTCTTTCCCGCCTACGGACCGGCGGGAACCATCGCGGCGAGCAACCTGATGTACCTGGTCATCATGCTCCAGTTTGCGAGCGTGCAACCGCGCCTCAATGCATATCTTTCCGGCGTGACCATTCCGCGTTATTTGTTCGGGCGTTAGGCTAAGTCATGTCTTTTGAATACGATCCGGCAAGTTCATTGCGACACTGGCCCACGCCGATGGGCCGGTTTGGGAAGAATCCGTTTGGAGAAAACCTCTACCGGATCGTACTCACGGAGTCACGGCGGCATCTTGTTGGCGGCCTATGGCCTGACGGTGCGACGGGCTACCATTGGGTGCCCAAGTATCGTTCGGTCAAGGCCCCGTGGATTCTGGAGCGGTGGCGCTGGGAGATGCTTTCCAAGGCCAAGTGGGATGAGTTGGTGGACCCGGTATCCGGGTGGCCGCTATTCGGCCCGTACCCGACGCGGGGCGACTACGAGTTGGTCTGGGAGTTCGACGCCGGAGTGGATGCCGACAGTCTGGACAACATCATTGGGTTCGTCAATCGGCGCGATTCGTGGTCCTTCCAGGATCACCGGGATCGGGTGGCCGCCGAGTACCAGCAGGAAGAGAACGACATCCGCAACGCGGGGCGGGATGAGATTCGGGATTGCATGACCGCTTTCGGGGGTGCCCCAATCTCGTATGGCAGGTTCGGGAGAGGGACGAAGACGCAGCAGGACTTCGCCACCGCCCAAGACATGAACCTGCCAATTCCACGCGGCCGACCGCAGAACCTCAACGGCCTTGAAGTCACGAGTTCGATGTTTGCAGGGGGAGTTTGATGCCGATTACAGCCCAAGAAGCCCAAGCGCTGCTCACGCAGGAGCAGCGCAAACTGAACCAGGGTCGCGTGTTGCCGCCGGTCCTAGATCGAATCCGCGTGCTGATGCGCGATGAGACGTTCCCGATTTGCAACGTGGGTCCGTGGGAGTACCGGGCGGAGCGGGGTTGTCTCTCGGTCTTCATCCCGGCTTACGACCCGGCGAAGGACCCGGCCAAGTTGGGGTATGCCCGCAGTGAGCCGCTGGCGGTTATCCGGCGGGAAGCCAAGATCATCAACGAGGATGAATTCGGCTTCATTGAAGACGACGGGCACATGGTTGCCCAGGATCTCATTGGGATCGGCTGGGGGATGCACCCGCAGAACTCCCTGGTCCCGTTCGGGGTATTCGTGCCCGCCGGCAAGGAGCCGACGCCAGCGGAGATTGCCGCGGCGAAAGATCAGCTTTCGCTGTACTACGACCGGCTGATTGAAGAGGCTCGGGACGCCTACGACAAGGGGCCAGAGGCGCGGAAAAACACGATCACCGACCGGCACTTGACCGCAGCACGTATCAAAGGCATCGACGAAGCCTGGACCCGCCACCAGCACACTGAGGCGTCCGTGCGCTGCCAGATGTGCGGGAAGTTCAACCCGGCGGGGATCGCCAAGTGCGCTTGTGGTCAGATTCTCGACTTCGAGCTTTTTCAGAAGCTCCAGAAACAGCAGGAAGACATGCTGGAGAGGGCTACCAAACCGGCACCCGTTCAGCCGCCCGTAAAGAGATGAAATGCCTGTTGTCGCCCCAGTTCCGATGGCACCGTATGACACGGTGGAAACCGCGCTACAGGTGGCGCGAGTTCGTCTGAACGATGCCATCGAGAGCATCCATGGCGACGTTATCACGGATACACAGCCTTTCACCCAAGTAGGAACGAATGCCGCTTGGCGTCGGATTCAGGAGTTTCTGGCGAACGCCGGATGTACTCGGTTTCATCAGGAAGCGGTGCTTTTCAGCATACCGGCCTGTGGAAACGCCGATTTGGTAGCGCAGGTGTGGCTGAACTGGACCCATTATTTTGACGGGTCGAACTACTTTTCGCCTCCAAACACCCCAGTTCTTCCTCAGAACTTCATTTCGCCGTTGTCTCTTCAGGAGCGAATCTCTGGAACGACCGGGCAGTTCACCCCAATTGACCAAGTTCTCAAGGGGCTTCCACGAATCGGCCGAGTGCCCATCAATCGACTTTGGGAGTGGCGGGATGAGACGATTTACATGCCGGGAGCTACCGGGCCCACAGACATCATCGTGCGGTATCTGGGTTTCCTTCCCGACTTCGTTCAAACTGGCTCGACCGATTGGACCGCTCAACCCATTCCCATCATGCGGTGTTTGGACCCGCTTTCGTGGGCGATCTGCGCTGAATTCGCCAGAGCGCGCGGGGATCTTGACGCCGCATATTTCGACCAGGCGGCGCAGGCGTCCGCTCTAATGATTCTCGACCGCGACACTGCCTACCCGTCAGAACTTTTCAAGCAGACCGAACGTGGGAAGATGCCGGACCGCTTCACGCCAGCAGGACCGGCGCAACTGAAGAACCCGGCGGGAGCGAAGTAATATGCCAGCGACAACACCTTACGATATTGTCTACGCCGCGATGCTTATGGCGAAAACGCGGCTTAATGACGCCATTTCAACGTTGACGCCCGTAGGCGGCCAATTGCTCGATAATGCCCAAGCGTTCACTCAGCAGATTATGAACACCGCTTGGCGCCGGATGCTGGCATTTCTATCCGAGCGGAACTATTCTCGGCTGTTTCCTGAACTCCTGATTCCCTCTCTGCCGGTGGCGTCCACAAACGACCCAGCCTTGGAGGTTTCGCTTACCTGGACCGGGTACTTTGATGGCATTAACCAGTTCAACACCCCAGTTCTTCCGCAAGACCTCATTACGCCCGCGAAACTTTGGGAACGTGCGAGCGGCCAGACCCCGCCGGGTGGACTGTACGAGATGGACCGGGTTTTCAATGGCCTTCCACCGATTCCCAAGCAGTTTCGCAACTTCGTGTGGGAGTGGCGAGACGATGGGATCTACATGCCGGGAGCCACTGGGCCGACTGACCTGAAAATCCGGTATGCGGCCTTTCTGCAGGATTTCGTGGACAACTCACCCACGGCTGCGACTCCATGGTTCCAGCAGCCCATCCCGATCATGCGCTGCCTCGACCCGCTTTCCTGCTATGCCTGCCATGAGATTGCCAAGGGCCGCAAAGACCTCGATGCGGCTGTTTTCTTGCAGGATGCCGAGGCCGCAGCAATGCTCATCGTGAACCGCGACAGCGCGCAACCCAGGGCCATCCTGAAGCCTTCCGAGTACGGCAAGATGCGCGACCAGTATACCCCTGGAGGCCCGCCACCGCCCAAGGTGTAGCCTATGCCCGCCGCGCCCTACGATTCGCTGATGGTTGTCAGAAACACCGTACAGGCTCGCCTGAACGGTGCGCTGGACAGTCTTCAGCCGATCAGCGGGAAGATTTTGGAGAATTCCTCGTACTTCTCGCAGCAGGCGGTGAACAACGCTTGGCGAAACGCCCAGGACTATCTCGCGGAGCGTGGCTTTGCGGACCTACTCAACGAAGCGGTAATTTCCGGCTTTCCGATAGTGGCATCGCTTGACCCCGCCACCCAAGTCCGGCTCGACTGGACAGGATGTTCAGACGGTGTGACCAGTTATACCACTCCGTTCCTGCCTTCGGAATGCACTCACCCACTGAAGATTTGGGAGCGGTGGAGCAACCAAAACGCTGAGTTTTCCCAGACGCCGATGGAAAAGATTCTCGACGGGCTACCGGCGTGGCAAAAGGCGATGGCAAACCGCTGCTGGGAGTGGCGGAACAATGCGATTTGGATGCCCGGCGCGCTGATGGTTGAGGACTTCAGAATCCGGTACGTCAAGTACCTGCCGGATTTTGTGGACAACTTCGCCGGAAAAACCTTTGACGAGATGCCCGGAACCTTCGATGAGACAAGCGGAACATTTGACGAGGCGGGAGGAACTCTGGTTCGTGTTCATTGGTTCGAGCAACCTGTCCCCATCATGCGGTGCTCGGACGGATTCTCGTGGTTCATCTGCGCCGAATTCGCGGAGGCGCAGGGTAAAGTGGAAGTCGCAGATCGGTTCCTCCAGAGGGGGAAGGATGCCTTTGGCAGAATCTTCAATCTGGACGCGGCCGCGGATCAGCGAGTGAACATCCGGCGCCGGCCGCACAGCGGGCGAGGGAACGGAAGATCATACTATTAGGAGAACAACATGGCAGCGGCAGTCACAGTTACCAACATCGACAACACGATGAAGCAGTTCATCGTGGACGGAATAATCGCCCTGACCGGGAACTACGGCACCAGCGGCGGCGCGGACCCCCACGGCGACCCTCTGGACCTGTCCGGCCTCGGGGTGCCCAGCAACTCGCTTCCGACGCTGGTTCAGATCGTGGAGCAAAGCCCCGCGGGTGCGCTTTCGAGCGGCAACACCTACGAATATATGCCCGGCACAACACAGGCTAACGGACAGCTTCAGATCCGCGCCGCGGGTGGTGGGGAGATCACTCCCGGCGGCGCTTACGGCACCCCGCCGTTCAGTGTGACCGGATTCGTGCTATTCATCCGCGCCTGGTTCCCCTCGTTCATCTAAGGAGGTCGTTTTGGCCTTCAACGTATCCGGCGGCGTGGAAGTGCCGCTCAATACTTTCGGATCGCTTGTCACGGAGACGGCCCCGGAGCAATTGCCCGAGGGCGTGTCTCCCGACAATCAGGACGTGGTGTATGCCCCCGGCCAAGTAGCAAGTCGCCCTGGACTCCACAAGGTTCTGGAGACCCCACTGGCCGCCGGCGACCCAAACAACCTCGTACCGACCCTGACGAACGGCGGGAGTTTCGTTGACCCGACAGGGACGCTGCGGAACGTGTATTTCGACTCGAACGGTATGATCTGGGTGGAAACGACGCTCGGGACGCTGGTTGCGGTTTCCACACCTTCCACGCCCGGATGCTGGATGAAGTCAATAACCGCCTTTGGCCGCCAGTACGTCGCCATCAGCGACGGCTTGCATGGGCAGGAAGTGCCGCTCCAATTCGATGGCACAAACTGGGACCGGGTGACTCAGGACGGCCCCGGCGCCCCGCCCACAGTCGCATCTGTGGCGCTTCCTCCCGTTCTACTGGTAGGCAGCGGATCGGCAAGTCTGACACCCTACGAGGTTCAGCCGGGAGCACAAAACCCCGATGGTTCCTATTCGCAGATTCTCGCCTTCACCAGTAGCGCGTGGCCGCTGGCAATTGGTCCGGGCGATTCTCTCACACTCGCGGGATACACCGGAACGAATGACTCGAACTACAACGGCACGTTCACGGTGTTGGCGACGTATCAGGGCAGCACGAATCTGCTGGTCCTCGGAGCGTACCTCCCGGCTGGAACGGCATACAGTGCGGTGACTGCGGGGATCACTTGGAGCGCGGTTACGGGGAGTTTGGTTCGATCTAGCAATACGGTTACGGCCACCACAGCGAAGGCGCATCAACTCCAAGTCGGATACGAAGCACAGATCGCAGGAGTCGGGGCGGCGGAGGTGGGCGGCGGGATTTCCTCAATTGTCATTGACAACGAGGATCTGCCGGGATTGGCAACGGTGACTACCGCTTCGAAGCATGGGCTTGTGCCCGGATGTCAAGTCATTCTCGCGGGCGTTCAGCCGGTCGCGGTTGGCGGCGCGATCACGGCGGCATCGTGGGCCGGTGGAATTGCTGAGATCACCACCACCAGCGCACATGGTCTAACGCCGGGTTGCCAAGTGACCGTAGCAGGCACCGGAGCGGGGGGCGTGAACGGAACTTTCTCTGTTCTCACCGTTCCTTCACCAACCACATTCACTTACGTCTTCACTCCGATAGCTACGGTTACGATTTCTCTGAGCGGTCCCACTGTTACGCTCGTTTGGCCTATTCCAGACAGCAGCGCACCCACCTACTTCGAGGTCGTCGCTACTCCGACACCTACGAGCTTTCAGGTAGAAGTGACGTACTCTGACGGCACTTGGACGACTGGTACAGTCTCGTTCGCTTGGAATGGGACGTTCTTCGTCGCCTCGGTTCCTTCGGCAACATCGTTCACATACCAACAGTACGGACCAAACGCCACTTCGTCATCCACAACAGGGACCGTGACACCTTACGGTCAAGCGGCCCCTGGAGTTCACCAGTGCCAAGTTCATTTCCTGACACGCCAGGGATACACCACCCGTCCCAGCCCGCCGGTTCAATTCGTGGCAAATGGCGGCCAGTTCGTGAGTGTGTCCGGCATACCGATAGGGCCTCCCAATGTTGTTGCGCGTATCCTGGCTTTCACCGGAGCGCAGGGAGCCTATTTCTTCTACATTCCCGTGCCAGCGCTGGTGAACGGCCAGCAGGTTTCGACAGCAACGCAGATCAATGACAACACAACGACCGCCGTTCTGCTCGACTTCTCCGACGTGACACTCTACTCCTCGTTGGGCGTCTCGATCCCAGGGAACAATCTCGCCAGCCAGATCATTCTCGACGGAGCTTTGGGATTCGGATTCTATGGTTCCCGCCTTCTGGCTTACGGCCAGCGGAACAAAATTCAGAACCTATTGAACATGGGATTCGAGGGCGGCGCTTTGCCAACGAGCTCCACCGCGCCGACTGGTTGGACGTTGGCAGGTACGGCAGTATTGGCAGCGGGGCACTTCGGGGAGGGACTGAGCATATCGCCCAGCTCCTCAATCTCACAGTCAGTATACCTCGACGCCTACCAGGGCGCTCCGATTCTACAGCCGAATACCGCCTACAAGTTTCGCGCATGGCTCAAACCAAGTACCGCCGGTCTGACCGTAACCGTCACAGTCAGTTCCATTCTGGGAACCTTTTCCAGCAGCATTTCATTCTCAACCGGAATGAGCACCAGTGGTTCATGGCTGGAGGCAACTTTCGCTACGAAGACTCCGAGCGCGATCCCGAGCGACATGCTTTTGACGATTGCTGTAGCCGGTTCCGCGGGGACGGTTCTGGTTGATGAATGCAGCCTAATCTATGCCGATTCTCCTTACGCCGATCAAATGATGTTCGCCAGCTACATAGACAACCCGGAAGCGTTCGACGGAGTTTCCGGCAAGTTTGGGCCATCCGAAGACGTTCACAAGGCCATGGACTTTGCCATTGTGCGGGACAACCTGTACATCCTGACCCAAGACCCGGCGGGGCGCCTGCACGAGACCAGCGACAACGGAACGACGGAACCGTCCGGTTGGACCGTGCGCGAGATCGGAGCCAACTGCGGAGCGCTGTCGGCGTTCTGCACGGCGCATTCCCAGGCCGACGATGCGAGCGCAGGCGGCGGCGAAGAGTGGTTTGCGTGGGCGAGCGCGAGCGGTGCGCGGATTTTCGGCGGGGACCAGCCTTACAAGATAAATCAGGAACTCGCGCCGGATTGGGCGAATATCAACCCGGCAGCAGCATTGACCATCTGGGCGCTGAACGATCCGGTTTCCAGGACGCTATATTTCGGCCTTCCGATGGGAAGCGCAACCGCAGCGAGTCTAGTCCACCCGATGAGTTACCGGCAACTGGACAGCCCAGCCCAGATTGCCGCATCGCCGCCGATTCACGTCTCGTATACCGGGCGGTTGATCGCCACGGACAACACCAGAAAGTGGACGCGCTGGAACCTGCCTATCAACGGAGCCGCACTGATGTATCGCGCTCCCGGAGTCCTCTCGGTCGTATTCTTCGGTGGCAACGGGCAGGCACCTGGCGCCGCGGCTGGATTCGGCAACGCCTACAGCCTGGACCCGACGAAGTTGACGGATGACGATTACGGCCAGATTGTCCCGTACTACACCACATACTTTTTCGTGGGCCACGACAATGAGAGGATGTTGAAACTGGACTCACACCGGAAGATGCTGGCCTATCTCACAGCGGCGATTCGAGGAACCGGGACGCTGACTATCACGGTATTTTCGAACTCCCTGACAAACCCTTGGGCGATCACCGGGGTGCGCCCGCTGGCTGCCACCCCGAACAATGACCTCGGATGGGCCGGCGGTTCGGCCACGGCGGAGCGCATTGCAATCAAGATCGCCAGTGCGCCGCTGCCAGGACAGACGGATAACGGTTTCCTGCTTACCAAACTGGTGCCCACGTTGCGGCCGGCCGCGAGACTGCCGGTAAGGGGCGCGCCATGACAATTCCGCACCTTGACCGAATCCGCAGCATCCCCGAGCATGGCCAGTGGCTCTACGAGGCGCTACAGGCCATCCAGCAGCAATCCACCACCCATGAAGAGCAGACGAACTCGAACCCCAAAGGGGCACCGCAGCCACCGCCGCCGGTGGATGGCGTCAAAGTCACCGGGCGAGACGGGCATCTCCACGTTGCCATCACGGACAACGGAAACATCTTCAGGGGAGTCCGGTATTACTGCGAGCACGCCGACAACCCCCATTTCACCAATCCCCAAATAGTGCCGATGCACGATTCGCGGAACGTCTCGATCCCCGTGGGAAACCAGGCGCGGTACGTGCGGGTGTTCTCGGCATATTCGGAGAGCGCGCCATCCGCGCCAGTCTACCACGGCGGGGCCGCGTCTCCGAAAGCGGTGAACGGTGGTGGTTCAGGGCCGGGCCCGGCGTTCCTGCCATCTCAGGGGAGTGGAACTGGCGCGGCGGGGCAGGGATTGAGCGGGCCTGGGCCGGTTCCATTCAGGTCTGCGACGGGAGCGCCACCAGTGAGGTAATATGCACGTTCGCGGGCTGAAAATGTCGGACATCCCGATTCTCCGCCAGATGGCAGAGGCGAGCGGCTTCCCGTATCCGGACCCGCTGAAACTCGAAGCCGTCCGCGTGGTAGCCGACGATGACGACCGGCCCCTCATGGTGGCTGGCGCGGAAAGGCTGATTCAGGCGTACCTGTGGTGTGGAAATTTCCAGCGGCCACATGCAAAAGTCTTCGCCATGCGGCTTCTCCAGGACGAAATGATTGCCGCGTTGAAAGCAAAGGGGTACGATAGTATCGAAGCGTTCATCCCGCCGACTTTGGCAAAACGCTTCGGGCGGCGGTTGGTAAAGACATTCGGCTGGCGGAAGAACTGGCAATCGTGGAATAAGGAGTTCTGATATGGCGCGCGGATCATCGCAGGCAACCGGGGCGGCGACCAGCGCCCAGGATCTCAGTAACACGTATTCCGGCAATGCCGCTTCGCTGTTCTCGACGTTGGAGCCGACGCTGGCAACCGAGGCCGCGCACCCGGCGGGAATGGCGCCCACGGACCTTGCGGCGGCGAACACGGCTGGAATGCAGGCTGGTGGCGGAACCCAGGCGGCGGCCACGGGTCAAGGGGCGCTCCGGGCGGCGCGGACACGGAACATCGGCGGCGGGGATGCGGCGATAGCATCGGCGGCGCGTTCTGGAGGCCAGCAGGCTTCGAACGCCGCGCTTCAGACGATCCTGAAGAACGCCGCACTCAAACAGACCCAACAGCAGGCTGGGATCAAGGGCATGGAGGGGCTGTTCTCCGAGAATCTGGCCGGCGGGAACCAGGCACTCGGGCAAGTGGCGGGCGACGTGAACGCGAACACGAATGCTGAGAATGCTTCATGGGATTGGGCCAAAGACTTCATGGACCCCCTTTTGGGGGCCGCCTCTTCGGGAGCAGGGGCCTATTTCAGATAAGGGGACAAGCATAATGGCACTTCTCGATCCCTACAACCCGGATGAGTTCGAGCGGCTGAGACGCGAGCCGCCTGTTGGATATCCCGAGCCTCCGATACCAGGCGCGATGCCGGTTCCCCGTTTGGCGCCGCCCGCGCCCGAAGTACCGAGCCTTGTTCGCGCTCCTCAGAATGGAGCCGCCGCCCCCCTTCAGACGGCAGCCCCAGGGGGCGGCCTGACCTCACCGCCCCCATCCCAACCTGTAGGGCCGGTTCAACCGACCGCCCAGCAGCGGCTATCGACGCTCGAAACTTCACCAAGCGGAATCGGAGGCATCAAACACGCCGCCGCGCGCATCCCGCTCCAGGTGCTCGATGCCGTGGGCAGCACTTTCCTTCCCGGTCTGATGATGGGTCTGCCCGGTACGCAGCTTCACCATAATCTGATGGTGCGCGGCGCGGAGCGAAACGTGTCGGATGAACAGGCACAGCAAGCGGCCGCGGCCAGCCGACAAAAGACTGGCGCGGAAGCGGAAGAACTCGGGGCACGGACGGCGCACGAGAACGCGGAAGCGAAACTCGCCGGCCAGCAAGCCGAAACGATGGCTGAAGAGGGAAAGCGCGCGCCAAAAGGGAACTTCATCACGGTCGGGACCGGACTCTATGACGCCAACGAGGGAAAATGGATCAGGGAGCCGCAAGACAAAGCGGATCTATACGAGATTTCTCCAGAGCGAGGTAAGGCTCTCGGATTGACGCCGAACGATAAGGGCGAATACTGGATTCCCAAGCAGGCGGTGGGTTCTCTCTTGAAGCCGCCGGCTGAAAAGGTAAAATCACCTGAACAGCAATTCATCGACGAATATCAAGGAAAGCACCCCGGTTCCTCGATTGCCGACGCGGAAACGGCCTTCAAAAAGATCCAGCCACCGGAGAAGCCGGAAAGAACGCCCCAGACCATGATGATCGGCCCGGATGGAGTGGCGAAAGTTGTGAGGCCAGGAGATACTGTCGATCCTGGTTCCAGGACTCCACAACAGCAGGGTAGTGTGAACACGCCTACCATGCAGATGCGGACGGCTGGCAGCCGCGCCGAACTTGCCGCCAGCCAAGTGCCCGGAATTATCCAGGAAGTAATCCGGCTCAAAGATCAACTGGGTCCAGTGGCGGGTCGGTGGAACGAATTCATGCAGGGGAAGGTAGGCGCGCCAAACCAAGAGATAGCTGGCCTCAGAACGGATTTGCTTTTCCTGTCTTCGGCTGTGGCTCTGGCCCATGCCGTTGGCCGCCTGCCAGAGAACTTGCGTGAAGAATTCGACCAGATGATTAACGCCCCGACGCAAGATCCGGACAACCTCGTGACCGTCCTCACCCATGTGCAAAAATGGATGCAGGACAACGCAAAGTACATGAAGGGCGAGCAGGGGCAGACGCCAGGCGGCGGAGGCCAGGCGGTTGGCACCGTTCAGGGTGGCTACCGATTCAAAGGCGGCGACCCCGGTAATCAGGCGAGTTGGGAAAAGGTGAAGTGATGGCTGGGCCATGGGAGCAGTACCAAAACTCGAATGAAAAGGGGCCATGGGAGCAATACGCCCAGAAACCGGCTCCGGTGACTGAGAAGCCCGCTATGTCCCCCGCCGCCCCGCAGACTTTCGGCCACGCCGCTAGCGAAGCCCTGAGCGCGGCGAACCCGCTGCCGGGCTTGTGGTCTGCCATTCGGCACCCACTGGACACAGCGAAAGGTCTGTACCAGGCGTCCGCAGACCAGGCCGCACAGGTTGTACCGCATCTCCAGCGCGGAGACTACAGTGAGGCTGCTGGCCATGCTCTCGGCACCATTCCATTGATCGGGCCGGGCGCCGCCGCCATCGGTGAGAAGATGGGCGGCAAGGCTCCGACCTTCGACAAGTACGGAAACGTGATGGAACCGGGAGCCGAACCGGACTTGGCTGGAGGTCTGGGAGCGGCTACCGGGATGATCGGCAGTATTGCCGCGGCGCCAGCACTGGCGC